GTTCTCCTTGGCTACCAGGGCGGAAACCTGTGCGGTTAGTGCCTCAATAGCGGCAGTCACCTTTTCTAGGTCTTCCATCTTGATTTCCTTTTCTTGATCCACAGCCGAGGTGACTGTTGGTTCTTCAGATTCGCGGGCCATTTGAGCCGCGCTTTCGACCATTTGCTCAACAAGCGAGCTTCCAGGCCGTCCCGGGTAGACAACCATGTCCACGCCGTTCTGAACATCTTCTACAAACTTAGTGACGTTACCCTCATTGTCTACTTCCCCCGATACAAACACCGAAAGAGCAACATGCGGCGCTACTTCTTCTACCTTTTCACGCCAAGATGGGAGAACTTCGATAATTCCAACTAGGCCAACGCCCTCTTCATAGTAAGAATCCTCCGCAAGAAAACCCCACATTGCGAACGGATCGGGTTCTCCGTTTTCGGCACGGTTATGCGTGACAAAAGACTTAGCGCCTTTTCGCAGCGCAATTGGTCCTGTCTCCCGCAAAGTAGACTCGGAGTAGTATCCACTAGAGCCTTGCCCAGGCGTAATAAGCACGCTTTTCCAGCGGCCATTCCCCGCCTTAGTGGCGACCGCCGTAGATTCGGACAGAAGTTTCGTAGTCATCTCTATCCAATCTTATCAGTTGTTACTAAGGTTCTCCGCGCGAATAACCAATTGTTCAAACTTTGCAAGGAAATCGTCATTAGCCATTTCCTTCCGCAAAGAGTTGGTTAGCGTATCGGATCGAAGGTCATTTGAGTCCGAAGAACCCGCGGCACCTGAGGGCGAATTCTGACCCTGGTTTGGAGACGCCTGCTGAGTGCCTGCGGATGCGCCATTCGTGTTCGCCTGGGCTACTCGGGCCGCAAGAGTTTCGGGAGTTTCGTTCGGGTCGCCGGTCATGTCGAGAATATCGAGAGCGCCCTTACGGTATTCCGCGTTGTGAAGGGTGGGGGCGAGAAGGGTGAGTGCCTGTGCCGCCCGGTAGGGGTCGGGGGCTTCTAGGGGTTCCCAGTGAATTTCAGGACGACCAAAGCCGAAGACCTCGAATACGTCCTGGTATACATTCGCCCACTGTTTCTGCATGAGCGTCATGGCGTTACGGTTACCGACAACCAGGCCAGAAAGTGCACCGTACGATGCCCCCGCCGCTGCGGAATCATTTAGAAGGTCAGCGTTAGAGACGTTCCACGCCGCCGCTGCGAGGGCTGCAATGGGGCGTAGTTTCTCGAAGGCGTAAGCATTACCTGCGGTTCGGACGGCCTCTACGTCCTGACCCTCACCAACAGCGGCCATTCCTCCGTTGCCTGTAAAGGAGCCCATCTTGACGCCAGCGTTCTGCGCGCCCGCCTTGGACTTGACGTTAGTGATCTTGAAGATAAGACGGGAAAGTCCCTCGGTAACGACTTGACCGTGGCGAATGTGCTCGGTGTACGCTTGCGACCAGTGAATGCCTCGAAGACCGTCCGGGATGCCAAAAGTAAAGCCGGTCTGGCGGTTGGCCCGGAAGTCAACAATGATTACGTCCTGATCTACTGGGACGCTTTTGCCTTTGCTGGTAAACGACTGGGGCTTTCGATCTGTAAATCGACGGGTCAGATACCACCGGGATACGCTCTTGTCCTCCCCGTTTACCTGAGTTGTCCACGTACGCTTGTACGCCCGGATGCGTTCGGGAAAATCGGGGTCGGTTCTCACCGCTTCGATTTGGTGAAAGGGGATGCGGCTTACCTTTTTGGTTTTGGTATTACAGGCAAGAAGAACGTTACCCTCAACAAAACGTGCTTTCTGCAACTCAGACTGCGCGTCCGTGTTGAAGATAGCTTCCTGGTTATCGAAGTCCTCGTAGAACTTGATAAGACCTGACTTTGCACCTCGGGTTGCTTTTGCGGGCTTTTCTAGCCCCTCAATGCTCATGCCGCGGCCAAAAACGAACCCGGTGTGAAGGTCTACCGCGCGACCCGCCATAGAACCAGCAGCGACCTTGGGCTGAATGAGAGCCGCGACCTTCTGCACCTCATCGAGTTCCAGGCCGTCTACATGCTCTCCCGACTGTACGCCCGAGACGATGCGCCATCCCTCGTCCTCGTGAGCAAGTTGGGCTTTAATGTCGGAAATGGATTCGCGCAATTCCGCATTCTCCGACTCCAACTCAGGAAGACGGTTAAAAGCCTCGGTTAAAGCCGCAATAGGGTCGCTATTAGTATCCATAGTTACTTCAATTTTAGCAGTTAGCCTAGAATTGGCTGTCCAGGCCGGTTCAAATACTCGCGATAACCGTAATCGGGGATCTCCGAGGGGTCTTGTGTAACGATTGCACTAAGGGTCGGGTTGAAATAAGCCTGAAGATCAACTGAGGCGTAAACGGCAGCATCGGCGTAATCTGGAGAAGTTACCCCGCGTTTTCTCATATCCTCTTTGCTTTCTAAGAGGATGCTGTCACGACCGCCGGTACGCTTCTTAATCTCAACACCAAGTAATTGCTCTTGCAACCGCTCATCATCGCCGTCAATGTCAATTAGGTCTTTACTAAGCCGATCTTGGAATGACCACCAGGACCACGCTCGGAAGTTGTACCAGCGGTTAACATCAGGACTGGCGTTTCCACCAAGAATTTCAATAACCTCGTAACGGTCCCCAGCCAGTTCCCGGATATAGTCCGCAATAGCGCCGCCCAGGCCCACGCCGTCAATACGAACCTGCGACACTGCATGGGCACGAGCCAGCCGGTCTACACGTTCCGCAGTTTTGATGGCATTAGGTTCATTCCAGTCATCTACAAAACGCAGTTTGCCATCGTGCCACTTGTATACGGTGTTTTTGTCACCCGCTTTTGAACGTGACACGTCAACCCCGAGAACGGGCATGGTTTCTAGCGAAGGTGTAATTTCGCAGTCGAGTCCTACAGCAATGTCTTCCGGGCGGATAAGGGTGAAACCCATGTCCCAGGCGAACTCACCCAGTACACGTGATTGGTAAGTGGGGGATTTTTCGCCAACCCCAATACCGCCGTTTTCTTCGATAATACCGTCAACGTATGATTGGTCAACAAGTGTTTCTCGGACCTCATCAGGGAACCCCTCGTACGGCTCCATCTTTTGATGCTCGTCGTAGTTCTTGCATCGCTCGGGATCGCAAACTCCGCGACCATGAAAGTTAGGCGAATCAAACACACTAATTGTATGCGTTGCCCAGTTATTCATCTCATTCTTAAAGATGGAAGCAACATATGAAAGCGGGTTAGTCGGGTTACAGACGAGAAATCGCCGAGAGGTTGCGTTAGAGGTGATGTTAGCGAGGTCTCCAATAAGGCCCTTCGAGAGCCCCACAGCCTCGTCACCTACGGCCAGCACGTATCGAGCGTGAATACCCGACATGCTGTCGTTACCGCTATCTTTGTCGGCGCTATCTGCGGGCTTTGCGCCATAGCCCAGTTCGATACCATCCGGGAGGCGCCAGTGGGCATCGGAAGTAATGTAGCCGGGCAGGGGGTGGTCAATCTTGCCTTCGGCGTAACGCTTTTTGGATAGGTTAGCGAATTTGCGAACTTCTCGCCAAACGATAGCGTTAATCTGTCGGGTGGAGGGGGCCGTTGAAACAACGAAGCATCCGCCCGGGAGGTCCCAGCGGGTGTCAACCCACCAGCAAATAAGTAGACCCGCGAGCCAAGACTTACCTACCTCGTGACCCGCCTTGACGACAACGTTCTTATTGTCCACGAGGCTCATTGCTACTTTTGCCTGAGCCGACCACGGGCGAATGCCTAGATAGTCGCTCGCCCAAAGAACGGGGTCCGAGAAATACTTACGCTTGCGGGCTTTTACAAGAAGCTCAACTTGGGCACCCTGAGCGACATTTACAAGGCTCAACCCTCGATCTCCTTGGCGGCTTCAACAAGGTTCTCACTGAAGACCTGGATAAGTTCCTCCTCCGGGGCACTGTAGCGCTCTGAAATACCTTTCACGCTTTTGAAAACCACAACATCCATCAGCCTGAGCAATTCTTTGATACGCATCTGATTAAGCGTTTCAACTGCATCCGAATCCTGTTTAGACATTCGGTTTAGTTCTTTAAGGAGTTTGTCAATAGCCCCGGCGGCTGCATTTACCATTCCCGAGTAATTACGTTCATCCTGGACACTCTTGGAGCGTTCTTGGGCATCATCGGCGAGTTCCTGAAGGCTTCTAAGCAGCTTTGCTTTCTGTACCTCTAAAGTAAGTACGTCAACGCTGTTCAAGATTTCGTTCTTGATCCGAATGATTTCTTCGGGGTTGACGGCAAGGTCGGTTGCCATTTCCCGGGCACTCTTCTTACCGATGTGCTTGTAGATGTACGACTCAATACGAGCGTCAGTCGCGTCGCGCGTGTCTAGTTCTGTCATAATCGCTTATAACCCTCCGTATACAAGTTTATCGCTTCTAACGACTACGGCGTTACGGGCAAGACAAAACCCCTCTCGGTGATCTAAGACCAACAACGAAAGGGGTTAAGCCCGCAGGCCAGGAGGGGTGGGAGCCTACTTGCGAATCGTGGGAGTGGAATTCGCTATTATCTACTTTACCCGAACTACAAGGGTGTTAACTTTTTCATGGCCTACGTGTTCGCTAGGAAAAGACTCTAAAAGACGCGGGTCGTCTCTTTCAACCTTATTCCGGGTCAAATCAGAAACAATCTGACGTGCCTCTTTTTTGCTGGATGCTCGAACGACGTGAATCATTTCAAACGCTTGGGTAACGCTGACCTCGTAAACCCTATCCGTCACCGCTCCCCCTCCGTCAATCGAACGCTCTTCGGTCCTAGCGGTAGAGCGCGGACCTCAATGGCGTAGTCCTGATGCTGACCCTCATACACGTAACTGTCGTCCCGATCCCACGAAATCAATCGGTACGCCACCATCTCCTGCAAGAGATAGCGCTCAATCAGTTCCTCGTTCACCAGTCTCTTTCCTTTTCGTAGTATTCTGAGGGCATTCGCTTAATCGGCGGTACATCTTCACGGCGAATATCCTTGGGGTTTGCCGAACGTTGTTCATTCGGTTCCACAGCGGGGTCTAAATTTCTTGTTTTAAACACCAATTTTAGGGTCTTAAAGAACTTCACAGTTCCTCCAACGAATAGTAGTAATCAACGATACTCCAGAGGTCGCTTAGGTGCCCAACTTCTTGCACTACGGTTCCCGGCGAATTCTCATGGAACCAGCGGTAGATCCCCGCGATTTCATTCTCGGCTTGCTCTAGCGTATACGCGGTCAAAGTGCAATTTCCTTCTCTAGAATGTCGAGAGCATCACTGTAGCGGAGAATTTCAATCAGGTAGTCAAACTTCGGGGTTAGGGTATTAAACGAACCATCAAAAACGCTTTTGTCACGTTCAATACGGGCACTTTGAACGGCTGCGAATAGCGCGTCCAGCTTACGGTAGTGGCTATTCGATGAATCGGTCATTCGGAGTCCTGCTTTCGGGTGGCGATGCGGAGAAGGACAAGGTAGCCCATCAAATCCAGTACGGTGTCCTCGTTGTCAACCGCAGAAGACTTAAGGCGGGATAGTTTGTCGTCAAT